TCCCCACTTGAGTTTGTTGAGATGGTGATGGAGAAAGAACACTTGATTGGTCAACCAATATTTTGGGCGCAATGGCCTAACAAGGAGAAGAACACATGACTAAAGACGAAGCATTACGCCTAGCATTGGAGGCGTTGGAGTGTCTCAAACGAGACTTTGATGCCGACGAATTTGAATGGGAGATATCTGATGTAGCCATCACCGCCATTAAAGCCGCACTAGAAGCGAAGGATGAACCTGTGGCGTGGGGTATGGAAACAGACGGAGTTATCCTTGATGTAATCTGTCCTGCCGAACACACTCGTGAAGAAGGCGAATACAACATACCTCTCTACACCACTACAAAACGCACATGGGTAGGACTGAAAGATGAGGAAATTGAAACCATTTATGCAGAGTGCAATGTATGGGACAAATTTGAATACGAGCGAATGCTTGAAGCCAAACTAAAGGAGAAGAACACATGACTGAAGAAGATGAAGAATTTGAACGCATCGCTACGGCTCAGCGCCGTCAAACATTTCTCAACGCATACAAGCCGAGCAGTCGTGATAATGACGTTAGGAACAATGTGATTGAGGAAATAGCTCAAGAGCTTGACAAGATTAAACACGACACAGGTGCAAGTTACGCAGCATTCGTTAGGAGTTTCAAAAAATGACTAAGACCGATTGGTTTCACTCACCCGCACAACCATTCCTTCATGGAGTGTATGAACGTCGATTCGACAGCGGTATAGGCTACAGCTACTGGGACGGTAGGCGATGGTATTTCGTGGGGCACACGCCAGAAGAAGCTGTAACGCAGGCTAGAGCCTCAATGATTAGCCAGACGCAGCAAATAGCGTGGCGTGGCTTGACTCGTGAAGAACACTTAAAACAACTACAGGACGTACGTTATGTTGAAGAGCACCTTGACAACTGATTTGATAGAGCTGATAGAGGCGTTAGATGCGACGTGTTCTGGGCTACGTGACCCCAACAGGGTACGCGTGGAAAAGGGGCACGCCATACTAGCATACTTAGAAGAACTTTTACCTCCGGATCCAGACCCAGATGACACTCAACTTACACTCTTCTAATCGAATCACTTTGATCAGGCATGGTCCATGGCGTAAGCTGAAAAGAGATATAATCAAAGACGGCTTCAGAAGTGACTACGCGTACATGTGTAGGAATGAAGACGATCCTAAATTCGGTCTCTGGTTCAAAAATGTAGACGGGCGAAAAGCCGTCATACGCCATGATTCAGTCACTATCTTTGAAAAAGAAATCACAAATGAAGCTGCGGCATTATCAACTGAGCGCACTGGCGTTGACGCTCAAAAGTCTGCGTGAGGGCAACAATCCAGTCATTTCAGCGCCAACTGGATCTGGAAAGAGCGCTATCATCGCTGCGTTGGTCGATCGCTTTCGAGAGCGTGAAGGCTATACGCTAATGGTCACTCACAATAGGGAGCTAGTTCAGCAGAACGCCCTCGCGCTCGAGCGCTTCTTCGGCGCGGACGGGGTAGGCGTATACTGCGCGGGACTAGACTCATACAACATTGGAACGAAAGCCACGTACGCTTCTATCCAATCCATTTACAGAAACCTTCATAAACTCCCAACACCTGATGCGATCATCATAGATGAGGCACACTGGGTAAGTCCAAAAGAGTCCGATGGAAAGATGTACAACACGCTATTGAAGCGATTTCCAGACTCAAGACGCATCGGCCTGTCCGCTACGCCTTACCGCCTCAGCGGTGGATTGATTTACAGCGGTGATGACCCATGGTTCAATGATCTTGCAGTTGATATTTCAGTTCAAGACCTAGTCGATCAAGGCTTCTTAGCTCCGCTCAAAGGGCTCAGCGCTCGTGTTCAACTGAACTTGAAAGGCGTTCATAGAACGAACGGCGACTACGATACAGCTGAGGTTGACGAGCGGATGACTGATGAGTGGATGCGCGCCGTGATAGAAAGCGTCAAGCGTTTAGCTTCAGAGCGTAAATCTATACTGCTGTTTTCTCCAACTGTAAGAACGGCGAAGCTAGCAGCAAAGATCGCAAACGAGCTCGGCATCAGCGCTGATTACGTGCACGGCGGTGATAATGATCGAGCCGATCGCTTAGAACGATGGAAAGCAGGCGAGTTTACCCTCATGGCAAACTGCAAAGTCTTGACAACAGGGTTTGATCGCCCTGATTTGGAATGCATCGTCGATGCTGCCCCTACTCAATCAATTGGGCTACATCGTCAGAAGCTTGGAAGGGGTGCACGGACTTCTCCTGGAAAAACAGACTGCCTAATTCTTGATGTAGCAGGCAACCTAGCACGGCATGGTGGCATCGCGGCAAAGGCTGAAATCTTTGAAGAAAGGGCGAACGGCGCTCTGGTTGCTGCCAAGCCTGTCAAGAAACAGACTATAATTACACCCCGCACCATAAAAACCGCTACCAATGTTTCGGATGTCGATCCGATGGCAGGTTCGGCGTCTGTATGGGGTATGGACGTTGCGGTCATGAGTACCAAGTACATAACTAAACGTAGCACCAAATCCGATAAAAACATGCTTATGGCTCTTTATTCGTGTATCACGCCGAGCAACACGCTTGTCGACATCATAGATTTTATACTAGTAGAACACGATGGGTATGCGAGAAAGAAAGCTGAGGATTGGTTCAAACAACGCGGATATCCATATCCACCTCCTAGATCAGCGCAAACGGCTCGATCTATCACCTATTCGTTGCCATCGCCACGTTCTATAAGAGTTCGTCGTAGGGGCTCTTATTATGACGTATTGTCTGAGAAATTTTAATGAACACAACTGCATCACTGGACGAGGCGCGTCTACACGCCGACTCTATTCAAAAGGCGTTTGCCGCGTATACAGCCAAGGGATGGAAATGCCTACCGCTAGACGCACGCAGAAAAAGCCTGACCATAACCAACTGGACTGATCGTGAGTTCAAGGCTGAGGATTTCAAAGGACTTGCCAACATCGGAGTTCAATTAGGTGCAGTATCAAAAAATCTGATTGATATTGACTTAGATCACCCGCTGGCTAGGAAAATCGCTCACTGGTTCTTGCCAGTTACGTCTTGGCGTTTTGGTCGACTGTACGCAGGTGAAAGCGACGATATCATCGCGTCACATCACATCTATTACGTCGAAGGTTCTACCAAGTCCTCAGCTGAGTGGAGGCTTTCTAAGAAAGAAACAGGCGGCAAGATAGTCAAGTGTATTGAGTATCGAGGTGATGACTCACAGACAGCGTTTCCTCCCTCAAGGCACGAATCAAATGTGTCTTGGGTTGACTGCTCAGGCGAACCTGCTCTAATCAATGAAAAAGATCTAAAGATGGCGCTCGGCGTCATGATGACGGTCATTTGGGTTAAGCACAATATTGCTCCTGGGATAAGGCACGATGCCTTGCTCCGCGTTGCGGGGGGCTTTGCCAAAGCAGGTGTCCCAATAGAAATGGCAAGAAAGGCGATGCGTGCTATATCGTACCTGACGGGCGATGAAGAAGACACGGACCGTGACGGCTCAGTCGATGATACGTACAAGAAGTTAGCTGACGGAAAAACGATTTCTGGCTTCGCATCTTTGGATGCCTTCGGTTGGGAAACGGATAGAATACGCACTTGGCTTCCAAGTAAGCATCTTGAGCACGCCAAGGCAGCTGATGACTCGAAGCCCAAGGTCAATACTTCCAAGCTACAACCTAGAGAAGTAGTGGATGAAGTTGTCAAGATTCTAGCTGCCGTACCTGATGATGAAAAGAAGCTATTCAATTTCAATGGCGTTGCCGTTATCGTTGAAACACGAGCCACTAAGCAAGGTATAATCGCGGCACCAGTTGCTCCTAATGATGACGCCTTCGCTCATCACTTAGAAGGCTACGTTCAATTCATTCAGTATGATAAGAAAGAGAAGGTGGAGATTGTAGCCCGTACTGATATGTCTATTGTACGCCGTCTTAAAGACCCTAGCATCAATACGCTACTGCCTAACCTCGAAGGCGTGCTTCGATACCCGATCATTATGAACGACGGTAAGCTCTTAAGCAAGCAGGGTTTCCATACAGAATCAGGATTCTATCTCACTGACTCAGTTGATATCACGGCAAATGACTTGAAAGCCCTAGACCTTGACAGAGCGCTCTATACAATCACAGATATCTATTCTGATTTTCCGTTCAGCAACGCCGACTGGGGTAAGTCTATTTCAGTCACTGCGATGCTTACAGCTGTAGCTAGAAAGCTACTGCCTCTAGCTCCAATGTTCATCGCCACGTCTCCCTATCCCGCTGATGGTAAGACTGTTTGGTGTCAAATACCTCAAATGATTTTGACTAACGACGCCAACACTCACGCTCTAGCTAGACAAGACGAGGAACAAGCCAAGCAGCTCGCTACATACTTCATGAACGACCCTGATGTCATGGTATTCGACAATCAGAATGGACGCTTCAAGTCTAGCGCACTAAACGAGATCGTGACTACGGGTGCTTTCAGCGTTCGAAAGCTGGGCGGTAATGAGCTAGTAAAACTCACTCCAAAGGCTCTAATTACGTTAAATGGAATCAATATCACGCCTAACGACGAAATCTCTACGCGTTCTTTAATGCTAGTGTTCAATAAACGACATACAACGCATTTTAGATATCCTCAGCTTCTTAACCACGTCAAAACACACCGCCGAGAACTCATTTTGGCTTCTCTGAAGCTGTTGGAATATGGAATAAAAATGTCGGCTGAGGAAAGAGCCTCTATCAAGTTCGAAGCCTCCCGCTTCTATGAGTGGGATCAGCTAATCAGAAAAACAATCATTTCTTTAGGATTACAAGACCCCATGAACCCAGAACTAAGAGCACAATACGGATCTTTAGATGAAAGCGTTTCTCAACGAAACGAATTTTTAAGTTGGTTGATGAGCGCCTTCGGTCCTGAACGCGCCTTCAGCTCTAAAGAGGTGATGGACAGGATCGGAATGAACGTTGAGTTACAAGACTTGATTAAGGGTATCGGTAATGGGCATACCTGCTCTGTCGTTATCGTTGGTCGCGCTCTTGGCGCTTTAAGGGGAGCAGAAATGGAGCATAGGGATTTAGCATACAGACTGGAACTCCTAGCGACAAACCCGTCTCTTAAGATGCGCTTCATGCCGATAGTCTAAGCCTATCAATACCAGAAAATCATAATAAAAATACAATTAGCCAGCGATGGTCAAATGTATTAATATTAGCTCAGCGCTTAAAAAACGCTGTTTAACTTCTTAACTTTTTAACTGAGGATTTTATATGTCATACGATATCTCTACCCTTACAACTGAAGAAAAGATCGACGCCCTTGGCAAGCTCAAGGCTAAGATCGCTGATCTTGAGCTGTACGAAAAAGATCTAAAAAACGCACTCATTGACGACATCGGCAAGGGCTCAGTTGACGGAAAAACATTTCGTTGCTCTATTAGCTCCAGCACGCGCGAAACGCTTGATATGGACGCTGTGCGTGCTCACCTGTCACCTCAATTCATCCGCGCTCACACTAAAGTCAGTGAGTCTACAGTTGTTCGTATTTCAGCTAGGAAATAACATGAATATCTTCTACCTACACCACGCTGCCCCTCTAGCTGCCGTCATGCATTGTGACTCACACGTCGTCAAGATGTCACTAGAAACTGCTCAAATACTCTGTACCGTTCACCATATCCATGGTAACGGCGAAAATGTTCCTTACAAATCCACTCACATCCATCATCCTTCAGTCCTATGGGCTGCTGAGTCCAAGGTTCAGTATATGTGGCTACAGAATCTAGGTGTTTACCTTTGCCGTGAGTATTACGTTCGTTACGGGCGTCGACACGCTTGCGAAAAATACATCAACGGCGTGCTATCAAAACCTCCTGAGGCGCTGATTAAAGGCAAGTACCTATGGCGTGAGCCTCCTCAGGCTATGCCTGATGACTGCAAGGTCGAGGGCGACTCTATCACCGCGTACCGCAAGTACTACCAAAAGCACAAGTCCAGTTTTGCCAAGTGGCGCATCGGGGGCGTTCCAGCATTTATGCTAGGGTGTTATAATGAACACGCATCCGATTACTTAAAAGAGGTCCAATTCGCATGATTACTTATGATCCTAATCTACCTTGGCAAAAGTTTGCTTTGAACACGATTATAACCGACGATCTAGACCCTGTTTATGTGGCGTTATCTAAATCTGATATTCCAGAAGCGATGCTTATGCGCTGGTGTACGGCTTTCGTGACATACTATCACATGGGCATCGCGTCTGAACTTTGCAGACTAGAAGGTGACGACTTCTGGCAAGCGCTTCTTAATGTATATGATACCGCTCCCCGCGCTGCTGAACGGCGGCATTTCAGGGGGCTAGCAGGCGTCAAAGCGATTAAGCAATGGATAAGCGAGTACAAGACGCCTGAGAAGTTCTTCGTGGCGTGCATGCAACCCTCTTTCATGGGGCTTCTTAAAAAGGGCATACCCCAGATCGGAACCTACTTTAGTTGGAAGTGCATGGACTTGCGTGAGGCGGTCTTTGGTTATGAGGTAAACTGGTCTGGGGCTGAAAAACACATGGTTGAGTTACCTAAACAGGGGCTAGAAATCATATTTCCTGGTGTAAAGCCTGAAGTTGCGCTTCTTAAAGTAGTTGATGAAATTAGATGGATGAAAGCCCCACCGCGCTTTACTCGTGACTGCGGCGTGGCCGAAGCTGAAACTATCGCGTGTATGATCAAAGGCTACTATAAGAACGGTAAAGCGATAGGTGCAGATATCGTTGACAAGCGTCAAGCGCTTACGGGTTACGGCTTCGTGGCTGACGAGATTTTGAAGCATATGCCTAAAGAACCTTTCGATGGTACGGAAATAATCTCATGAACCATATCATAAATATCAGGGGCACGAACGGTAGCGGTAAAACGACTGCCGCCCGTGCTATCATGGCTCGTTTGGCTCACATACGCGATTACACCACGCAGAATGGCGTCTTTACTCACGTTTACAAAACGCCCGACGGCTCGCCTGTGCTTTTTATCGGTAAGTATGATGAGGCTGCCTCAGGCGGGGTTGATCGTGTAAAGAGCGTTCGTGATCTAGTAGAAGCCGTGGCTGAGGTTTCAGTCTATGGGCACGTCGTCATGGAAGGCTTGCTGCTTTCTGGGCTACAGCAGTTGACTATGGATATCGCCTCCGCGAGCTCTAACTTCGCTCAGCTTCATGCGCTTACGTTAGATACACCGAAAGAAAAATGTATTGAACAAACCCTAAAAAGACGCGCCATCGTTGGCAATGAAAAGCCGTTCGATCCTAAAAAATCACTCATACCTAAGTACCGCGCCGTCGAGCTCGCTCATGCCAAACTCAAGGCGAACGGGTACAACGCGCATATGGTTAGCCAGCGCGAAGCTGTAGTTATGGCGCTCACTCTCATTGGGATGAAAGAAGCAGCTGAGAACGTTATAATTTAAACTTTAATTAACGAATTGAACACTATGCACAATGTAATTTCTATACGCGGCAGTAACGGCGCAGGCAAGACTTGGGTTGCTAAGAGAGTGATGGAACACGCTGCTCAAGATTTTGTAAAAATTGCTGAAGCTAGTAATGGCGTTCTGTTGAACGTGTTTACAACCTTCGTCGCGCTAGGCAAATACGACCGCCCCACGGGTGGATGTGACACGATTAAAACGCCTCAAATGGTCTGGGACGCAGTCGTTGAAGCTGCTGAATATACAAACGTGCTGTACGAGGGTGTAATCGTTGGAAACGTATATGAGCCTACAATCATTTTAAACGCACGTCTTAAAACGATAGGCGCTCGCCTTGTCCCTATCTGTCTTAGCACTCCGTTCGATCAATGCGTCGCTAACGTGAACGCTCGTCGCGCAGTTGAAGGTAAAGGTCCAATTGAAAAAACTGATAACATATTGACTAACGACAAGAAGAACATTTCATCCGCTAGAAAGCTACACGCTGCTGGTTTAGAGCCTCACTGGGTCAGCTCTAATGACGCCGTACCTATCGTTTTAAGGGAGCTCGGCTACAATGTTTGATACTAAGACAGATATGATTCGTAAGCTGGCTTACTTTGTGAGCGAGCGTGAGAATATCCTATACAATAAAGTAGTCGACCCAAAGCAGAAAAAGCCTTGGACTGAGGATGAGATATTGAAAAAGTATCGCTTCTGCAATATCCATCGTAGGGACGATCGTGTATCCGCTTGGATTGTGCAGAATATCATAATTCCATACAAAAACCATGAATGGCTCTGGATTATGCTCTGCATTGCGCGCTACATCAACTGGCCTCCTACAATTCAGGATATCATGGACAAGGGCGAGTGGCCAGTCGATTCATTCAGCGCTACGGCCTTCGGTGAGATTATTGACAAGCGTATGAAGCGCGGCAAGAAAACTTGGACAGGGGCTTACCTAATTACTGGCAGAAATATACCAAAAGACATGGGAAAAGGGTATTTTATCGCTAAAAACATGATAGAACCTCTATTTTCCAACGAAACTATACCCCATTACCTAACCCACACGATGCCTAAAGATCGGTCCATAGAGGAAGTTTTGACGCTTTTTAAGGGTGTTTATGGGTGGGGAACTTTTATGGCGGGACAGGCGGTAGCTGATATGACGTATTGTCACTTATTAGACTGCGCAAAAGACTTGTACACGTTCGCGCCCATCGGTCCTGGCTCTACAAGGGGCTTGAACCGTATTTACGGACGTGCTCTAGAACAGATAGCCCATCAGGACACTTTCAATGAAGAATTGATAGAAACCCTAGAAACGGCCAAAGGCTGGGCTACAATAGATCTTAACACTCTTACATTACATGATTGGCAGAACTGCATGTGTGAGTTTGATAAGTATATCCGCGCCTCTAATGGAGGCCGTCCTCGCTCCAACTACACCCCTGAAACTTCATTTTAAGGACACCATTGTGATAGCTTATAACGTCAGAAATGTAAACCACGCCTTCCCTCTAGAAATCAACGGCATCAAAGCTGCTGGTAAACCTAGAAGCTCTAGAAACGGACCTGTGATCGAATTCAGCGAACCCGTAGCCACAACCTACGCACGCCCCATGGAGCGCGTTCTTTTTAATGAGAAGCGTAACTGTAATCCTTTCTTTCATTGCATGGAAGGGCTATGGATTATCGGCGGTTATCGTGATGTTGAATTCTTGGACTATTTCAACTCACAAATGAAAAAATACAGCGATGACGGCGATACGTTTTACGGCGCGTACGGCTATCGTTTGAGGCACGGACAAGACTTTGATCAGCTTGAAAATGCGATCCAACTACTGAAGGCTAACCCTGACGACCGTCGCGTTGTTACAACGATGTGGGACGCGGTTAAAGACTTAGGTGAGAACAAACTCGATCATCCCTGCAATACTCATATCTATTGGAAAGTTCGTGACGGTGAGCTATACATGACTGTTTGCTGCCGTTCAAATGATTTATTGTATGGAAAGCTAGGAGCTAACGTTGTACATTTCAGTATGCTTCAAGAATATATGGCAGCCCGATGTGGTTACAAGGTCGGTCCTTATACGCAAGTTTCTGACTCGCTACACGTTTACACTGACCTAGAAGTCTGGGACAAAGTCAAAGACACTTCGTACTTACCCTTGGATTATTATGAGTCTGACTACGCTGAGCTAGCAGTGAAGCCTTATCCATTGATGGAAGACTGTGACCATAATGACTGGAAAAAAGACTTGGAAAGCTTCATGCTAGACCCTCAGGACGAGCATATCTATAAAACGGCGTTCTTTCAAGACGTCGCTCAGCCGATGGCTATGGTTTGGTGGCAGCATAAAAGAGCGCGGAACGGCTTGATCTACGTCGATAGTATCAAAGCATCAGACTGGCGCTCGGCGTGCAAAGCGTGGTTGACTCCAAAAGAGAATGATAAGTAATGGACACACTCGCTTTTGACTTTGAAACGTACTACGACCCCGCAGGATATTCGTTATCAAAGATGACCTCAACTGAGTACATTCGTGACTCTAGATTTCAGGCTATCTGTTGCTCGTTCAAGTTTAACGACCAGCCTACCCATCTAGCTTGGGGTGAGGATATCGGTAAGGCATTTAAGCACTACGGCACCAACGTACGCGCTATCTGTCACAATGCTCAGTTTGATTGCGCCATCGCGGCAACGCACTACAAGTGGTTTCCTGATGAAATCACCGACACTTTAGGGCTGGCTCGTTCTCAGCTTCGGTTAAACTCGTACAGTCTTAATTCTGTCGCAAAACACCTAGGATTTGGAGAAAAACTAGACGGTCTTTCAGTTTCCAAAGGCAAGCGCCTAGAAGAACTACAAGACTATGAACGTGACATTTTGGGCGAATACTGTATCCGTGATATTGAGCTCACAAAACGAGTCTATGATTTACTGATACAGAAGTTTCCTAAATTTGAGTTTCTACTACTGCAATGGACAATCAAAGCCGTTACAACGCCTATGCTGGCGGTCGATTACAAGATGCTAGACCAGTACGTTGTTGAGCTAGACGAGCGCCGTGAGCAGATGCTTAAGGATGCAGGCATAACGATTGAGGTCATTATGTCGAATCCTAAGTTTGCTGAAGCGCTGAGAAATCTAGGTGTAGAACCTCCAATGAAGACTAGTCCTAGAACGGGTAAACCGACGTATGCTTTTTCTAAGCAGGACAAAGGTATTACTGATCTATTGAGCTATCCTGATGTAAAAGTTCAAGCGATAGTTACAGCTAGATTGAAGTTGAAGTCTACTATTGAACAAACTAGAGCTGAAAGACTCAGCGCGATAGGTAAGACAGGCTTACTTCCAGTACCGTTGATATACTACGGTGCTCATACTGGACGGATGAGTGGAGGGGGCGGTATAAACTTACAGAACCTGACTCGCGGTTCAAAGCTACGCAAGGGCATAATCGCCCCTCCTGGAAAGGCGCTAGTCGTGGGTGATAGCTCACAGATTGAAGCTCGCGCTTTGGCCTACGTTGCTGGGCAACGTGACTTGATGCAGGTGTTTAGGGATGGACTAGACCCGTACTGCGATATGGCGTCTTTCATCTACGGTAGAACAATTACTAAGTCCGATGAAAATGAGCGCTGGCTAGGGAAAGTTACAGTGCTAGGCGCGGGGTATGGTATGTCCGCTAGAACGTTCTTTGAGTTTCTAAGGACGCAAGGTAAACCTCTAACGATGGATATGTGTGAGCGAGCGATTAACGCGTACAGAAAAAAGAATGATCAAATCGTTCAGTTCTGGGATACTTGTGACAAGTCATTACCGATGATGGTAGAAGGCTTGGAAAGACCTTTGAGCGCTGAAGTTCATGTGATGACGGGTAAGAACACGATCACGTTACCAACTGGTTTACCCTTATTCTACCCTGATTTAAGCTACAGCTCTAGTGAGAGGCGGTATAGCTACGCTGCTCGCGGTGAAGGGCGTTCAGGTATCTATGGCGGTCTAATCACAGAGAATATCGTTCAAGCGCTGGCTAGGCATATCGTCATGGAGCAACTTCTCATTGTACATCAACGTTTCCCCGTCGCTTTAACTGTACATGATGAGTTGGTAGCCGTAGTTGATGAAAAGGACGCTGAAAAAGCGCGTGATTATATTGAAACCGTCATGTCAACTCCTCCTAAGTGGTGGGTTGATTTACCTGTAAAGGCTGAGGTCAAATTTGGAACTGTATATGGAGAAATCAAATGAATGAAACTAGGATACCCACTGTGTGGCTTGTCAGTCACGACAGGCGACGGGATTACTCTGCAGCTGACGCGTACGGCGAAGTTAGACACGTGTTTTCATCAATAGGTCGAGACTTTGATGCTAGTGCTGCTATCGCCCACGCGAGGCATGTCCTTCGTGATATGAACTCTGATGACTACATGGTCATGGCTGGCGACCCTGCATTGTGCGCTATCTGCGTGACTGTGGCAGCTGAGTTGCTTGGCACGTGTTTGCTTTTAAGATGGGATAAGAACAAGTTGTCCTACAGCAAGCTACGTTTAAATTTTTAAAATATTTTTAAAAAATTCCCCCGCGCCGTTAAATTTCAGGTTATAATTAACGGATAGCATAACTCAATAACCAAGGAGAACTTAAATGAGTGATTGGCAAGAAGCGTTAATTAAGGGTAAGCAAGAACTGCCCCCTCGTGTTTGTATTTATGGAGGGCACGGCATTGGTAAAAGTACTCTAGCAAGTCTTTTTCCTCGTCCTATCTTCATTTCAACTGAAGACGGTTTAGCGTCCTTGGACGTCACGTCTTTTCCCCGCGCTGAAACTATCTCAGACGTTGCTAGTAATATCAAAACATTGATTAAAGAAGAACATGACTTTAAGACCGTCGTTCTGGACACGGCTGATTGGTTAGTTGAGCCTTTGATCAGCGCTGATATTGAAAGCCGTCACGATGAGAAGGCGCTGGCTTACGGTAAGGGTCAAATGATGATTGCAGAAGCGTTCAGGGAAATCCTCAGCGGTTTCGATGCGCTACGCAAGCGTCGTGATATGAACGTTGTACTCCTAGCTCACGCTTCTGTGACTCGTTATGAGGATCCACGTTCTGAACCCTACGATCGTTATCAACCTAAACTGCCTAATCGTTGTAATGCCATTCTTCAAGAATGGGTCGACGTGTTAGCGTTTGCTGGCTTCCGAGTGATTATCAAACAATCCGACTCGGGCTTCGGCAATAAGACTACGCGTGGAGTAACTACGGGTGAGCGCTTGCTACACCTCGTGGAAAACCCTGCGTACGTGGCGAAGAATCGCTACGCCTGTCCGGACACTATCCCAATGGTGTACGAAAAGCTCATCGAGAGCATTCCTGTTAAACTTTGATTGGAGAATTTATAATGGCTAACTTTGGTTTTAATTTGAGCGACGTTGACGCCGACGCTGGCGGTGGTGGTAACTACGAACCTATCCCCGATGGTGAATACCAGTTAATGTGTGAAGAGGCTGAGCAGCGTCAAACAAAAGCAGGTACGGGTTATTATATCCGCGCCAAATTTCGTGTCTTGGGTCCTTCGAACGCGAACCGCATTATTTTCATGAACTTCAACACTCAGAATCCTAGCTCCAAAGCTGAGGAAATCGGGCGTCGTCAGTTGGCTGGCTGGGCTCGCGCTTGCGGTGTTCCTAACGCCTCTGACTCTGATCAGTTGATCAATCGCGCTTTCAATGCAGACGTTGGTACTGAAAAGGGTAGCGGTGATTATGGTCCTCAAAATATCATCACAAACTTCAAAGCCCCAAACGGAGCTTCAGCGCCTACACCTGCAAGAGCTTCCGCTCCTGCGGCTGCCTCCAGTCATGCTCCTACCCCCTCTAAAGCTACTGCTGGTAAAAAAGCGCCTTGGGACGATTGATTGGACTGCCCTCAGTGCAAGGCTTGGAGCGTAGTTAAAGATACCCGTTCGCGTGATTCTTATCTGTACAGACGTAGAGAGTGCGCGAACGGTCATCTTTTTTCTACTCATGAAATTCACGTAATGAAAGAACCTAATGGCAGTAATACCAAAAGAAACAGAAGCCCTAGAAAACTTGATATACCAAGCGTACGAGAAAAAGAATAGCAAGGCGTTAATGCTAACCCGTATCGGCGCGTCTGGTATCGGTGAGGAGTGCTTGAGGTCAATCTGGTATGACTGGCGAGGTTTTCATAACGATCAGCCAGAAGGCAGAATGCTGAGGTTGTTTAAGACAGGCTACATTCAAGAAGATCGCGTTATACAAGATCTAAAAGACGCTGGCCTAGAAGTGTGGGAGGTTGACCCTGAAACTGGTAAGCAGTGGACTTATACGGCAGCAAACGGACATTTTGTCTGTAAAACCGACGGGGCAGCTCGAGGAATACCTAGCGCAGAAAAGACCCCGCACGTGATAGAAATCAAGACGTCTAATGTGAAAGGCTTCAAAGAGCTTCAATCAAAAGGCGTCAAGGAAGCGAAGCCTCAGCATTACTGGCAGATGCAGTCTGGTATGTGGCTTTCAGGGTTGACCCGAGCTTTGTATATCGCTGTATGTAAAGACGATGAAAAGTTTTACATAGAGCGTGTGCATAAAGATGAGTCAACGATAGAGGAAATAAAAAACAAACTAGCAAAACTGATCACTTCAACTATGCCTCCTATCCGTATCGCGGAAAGGGAGGGTGATTGGCGTTGCAAATTTTGTGACGCTCAGGACGTGTGCTGGGGAAAAGCTGCTCCGCTTCAAAACTGTCGCTCTTGTCAGTATTCTGTTCCTTCCGATGAGGGGTCATGGTTTTGTGAGAAGTTCAATGAAACGCTAGAGTATGGCAAACAATTAAAAGGATGTGACTTATGGACGGCATTTTAACTGCTTATATCGGCGTTGATCCTGGACTAAGTGGCGCTATCGCGGTGCTCTATGGCGATAAGGCCGAAGTCTATGATATTCCAACAATGAAGAAGGGTGACGGCGCGGTTAAGTATGAAATCGACCCCAGCGGGATGCATCGTTTATTGCTTGTAGCGCTAGGTACTAAACTGCACGCAAAAGCAGCCCTAGAGCGGGTCAATTCGATGCCTGGACAAGCTGCCTCGTCAACTTTCAGTTTGGGTGATTCTTTCGGAGTTTGTCGTTCAGTTTTGACACTCTCTAAGCTTCCATTGACCTATGTTACCCCTATGGCTTGGAAGAAGTATTTTAAGCTGACTCGGGAAAAAGAGGAAGCCCGAGCGCTGGCTATAAAACTCTATCCCGATGTAGAACTTCATTTGAAAAAACATATTGATCGCGCTGAAGCGCTTTTGATCGCAACTTACCTAAAGGAAACTGATCATGCCAAAACTATTTGATGCTGACTTGATTGCCAAGGCGAAAGTCCAAGTCGATTTACAAAGAGAACACTATACGCGTAAGCACGCTGACGATGACCACTGGGTCGATCTAGCGCGTGAAGCGGGAATCAACTTGCCGATGTTCTACGTTAGACCCTCCGATGCTGCCGTCAAAGGCATACTTCGTAAACTCAAAATCAGTTGGATACATTACATTGAAGCGTACGGTTGGGAGACTACAGCTGATTTTGAAAATCTAAACCCTAAGTTCAGCATGCGACCTCTTGCGGGTCTTATCTTAGAACTCTGGGATGAGCGTCGCCGTTCACTTGAAGCCTGTGAGTCCGCAGCTGAGTACCGTGGCTTACGTCGTGGTAAAGCTGAGCCCAAACTGCCTAAATACCCACGTGGCACTGCCAAGGCTAGAAGAGCACCGCTAAAGACCGAATAGTTTAGTCGCTTCAGGGGTTTTTAAACTTTAATTAACGAAGCGGTTAGACTTTGAGTTATAATTTAATCATATCAATAACTAGGAACTTAAAATGACTGTAAAACATAGTGTAATCAAAACTGTTAGAAACGGTAACGCTGTAAAACGATGGCACACGCGTCGTATGATAACGACTGATACTGTAGGTGAGCATACAGCAAACGTCATAATTATCTTACTAATGTTAGAAGGTACGCCTAGTAAATCTCTAATCTACGCTGCGCTTTTACACGATACAGCCGAGCAGTGGGTAGGCGATATACCCGCTACCGCTAAGTGGAGTTCGCCTTCTCTTAAACTCGCTTGTGATAACTTAGAACGCACGATGCTTGAGGATAACTATCTAGCCTTACCTAATCTAACCGAGGCTGAGCAGCTAGCACTAAAGTGGGCTGATATGCTAGATCTTTTGTACCGTTGCATGGATGAGATCGAGCTTGGTAATACAACGATGCGTGAGGTTTTTGATCGCGGTGTTACATATCTTAGGGGTCTAAGCGAGCACAAGCAAGGGCTAATTCTGTTGGAAAACTTAATCAAGGAACGCAATGATGTCTGATCTTATAAAGGGTTTGAACGGTATCACCGCTGCTGATATCAATGGTTTAATCAAGGCTGAAAAGTCTTATGGTGATTCTTGGAAAAAGCGAGGGGGCGTGGGCGCGTTCATGATGCTTGCTCGTAAGTGGGATAGGCTTGAAAATCACGTCAAGGCTTTCAACTACGATATCTTTGAGGCAGCTTTTGCTGACGTTCGCCCTGAGGGTATAATCGACGATATTCGTGACTTACGTCGTTATTTGCTTTTAGTTGAGGATCACGTGGGTGGTAAGTTTATTCCGCAACTTGATAAAGAAGGTGAGGCTGATAGTGGGTACACTAACCAAGATCGGTAAGCCGATCAAATTCGAGATAGAATGCGCTAATGAGGCAGAAGCTGAGCGTGTTTATGATGAGATAGCCGCAGGTATGAAAGAGTACGGCTGGGAAGCTCCTCTAATGATTTGGTCTGAGGCTGAGGATGAAAACACTTTTCGTTTTACAGTTAGATTAGGAGAATGGAACAATGGTTTCTCTAATTAAAACTATCCTAATAGCTCCTCTGCAAATACTAGCATACCTGCTTCTATTTGTAGCGGTTTATAAACCAGTAGTGCTAATAGTTATTTTTACTATTTGCGCGCTTTTATTGGTTTGCAATCGCTCCAAATAAAGCCTCATCACCTCCAGATGATGGAATAGCAGGAACACTTTTTAGATTAGCCATTGTCTTGTCTATGAGTTTCTGTCTTTCTGTGGGAGACATTCTGTAGATGTCTCTTGCAGCGTTAATTCCTGATAAACCTAAAGCCCCTACAGTTGCGGGAACTATTGCTCCAGAGCCTACTCCTAGAGCTCCTAAAGCTCCTAATGTAGCCAGAGTACCTGCGCCTGCACCCAATCCAGAAATTGTAGCACCTGTGTAGTCTTTAAGCTGAGCTCTTTTTAAGGCGTCCGCTGTATCTACTAAGGATCCGGCAACCCCAAGACCGCCTGCTACGGGTCTAGCGATCGCTTTAGCGACGGGTAAAACACCTTCAACAACTTTTTCAGCTTTTCCAATTACTCCTGGAGAGTACTCGTATTTACTGATATCAATGCGAGGTGAAAACCCTGATGGAAGAACGCCTTGAGCAACTGGGTCAGTTACTGGAACAATTTTAAACGCAGCTCCAGAGCCAGTAGGTACTCTAATTGTAGAAGGATAAGTAGGACGACCTCCATGAATATCTTTTACAGCTTCTTGGACATCGTGTTGACTAACGATGGTTCTTTTTGTCAAATCTTCTAAATCTTTTAAAGGTATATCTTGATATTTTTTACCTAGCATTTTATTAGAGTATCGCTCTAAACTCCCGACAGAGTTTGGATCAAAAAAATCTTTCGCTCTAGTTAAAGCTGTTTTTCCACCCAAATAGACGTCTTTACCAACTCCTGCAGCTGCCCCGCCGTATCCTCCTATAAGAGCTGTAGCTTCTGCCTCATTTGCAGTTAAATTACCAAAAGGCACGGGCGCCATCGCGGGAGGGGGTGAAGGCGGTGGAGGAGACGTTGTATTGTCTGTAGGAGGCTTAAATATTGGAGAAGGTAATTGAGTAGAGCCTATTTTTTGGTCTATAGAGTCTAAATAATCAAGAGTTTCAAAAGGTAATCTATGCAACTCTCCAGTTTTTATATACTCATTATCAGGTCCTGCGTTCCATGCCGATAAAAGTTTTTTTGGATCAGATCCTATATTTGGATTATCCATGTACTTTTTAATTTGACGTATCATACCATCTGCATTTTGATTTACATCAAATACGTCTTTAACGCCTGCTTCTTTAGCAGTATCAGGCATAAACTGAAATAACCCTTGCGCTCTTTGTCCTTTATATTTACCTTCTTTTATAATAGGACCTTCTTTTTTAGGATCTAAACTACTCTCATGAAACGCTTGAGGAACAAACAAATCAGGATTTAAACCCGCATCCTCAAGTTTAGACGTTAACAATTCCGCAACTTCAAGTTGCTCTTTGCTTAATTTACTGTAATCAAGAGGTTTAGAGTCAGCCATAGGTTTTTACGGGTTTAATTGTTTTTGTTTAGCTTCTTGCTCTTTTTTGAGTCTTGCTTCTTGTATAAGTCTACGAGTTTCAGATATAGGTTTAGCTGTTTGTTGTGTTGTAGCGGGTGTAGGTGCTGCGCTTTGTCCCGCTACTGCTGGAGTTTGTAAAAAACTCGGTACTTTGGATTGATTTTCAAGATAAGAGTTATATTTGTTTTTATACTCATTAGTGCCGTAAAAAGAGTAACCATCTATAGTTGGATCCTCTTTATGAAGCTGATTAAAAAGTTGATGCCTTTCTATTGGCCACTGCGCTCTTTGTATAAACCCATTTAATTTTGCTTGATAAGATTCAGGTGTGTCATCTCTAGGGCTTGGGTGTAAGTCTGTTAAAAATTTTGTTCTGTAATCTGACATCCTAGCGTTTAAACCTGCGTTTTTAGCATATTCGTTTTCAGCTATACCTCTTAATGATTCAATGTATTTAACCGCAGCTATTACCTGTTGTTGGCTTTCTGGAGTTTCTCCTGATAAAACTCTTTGTATAGAGCTTATAACATTATTTAACGCTTTTTCTGTGTGATCATTTGTGAGCATTGATCTCATTGCGTCACCAGGACCTCCTTTACTAAAGTCTCCAAAATGATTTTTTACTTGTGGTAAATTAGAAAAAGCATCCATTGCTTTATAAACAGGCAAAACTGATTGAGCAGCAATACTATCAGTTAATATTTCTTTTTCTTTTTCAATAGCTAGTTTAGAACGCTCAGTTCCTAGAGTTTTATTAACTTCATTTTTCAAAGCGATGTCTTCTTGGCTTCTAGGTAATCCCCTATCATTTTCGCCAAAAGAGTCTTTTAAAAATTGAAGTCTAGAAACGTTATCTGGTAGGTTTCTATACTGTATTAATTTTTCAGGAGGCATCGGGTAAGTACCCCAAGGCGTCTGTTCAGGTATTGCTTTATATCCTGGCAAATATCCTGAAATAGTGCTGTTTTTTGTGTTAACTAAAGCTCCAGTTTGAGAATCAATAGACACATTTGGTTGGTCCATTTTAAGCATTTCTACAAGAAGTTTATTTCCTTCTATATCATCTTTATGAGTTGCTATATAGGCTCTTGCAACTGTTGGATCCAATTTTAGCAAAGGTGCTGTTGGTCTATGCTCCGCACCCACCATCGTTAATTTATCAGGAGCTCCCGGAGCGGTAGGATCTGTGTGATCGGGGTGAGCGCTGGCTACAGTTAATGTTTCTCCTGTAGGAGCTACTTTAACTCCAGGAGAAACTGTGGTATCACCCGTAAGAATTTTTGTAAAATCTTCTTGATTTTGCCCTTGCAGAAGAGCTTTTTTAAAATCTTCTTGATTTTGAGCTTGTCTACCGAGCTCATATTTTGATTTAATCAAACCGAGTCTAGCTTGTGCCAAAGGTATCTGCATCTTTTGTTGCTCAGCTTGATGCGCACCCATAACATTAGCTGCATTTCCCACAGCCTCGCCAAAACTACCAGTACGACCAGGATTAAGTAACGCTCCTGCTATTTGAAACCAAGGCGTTTGACTGCCTTGAGCTGATTGCTGATCTAAAACTGCTTTGTATTGATTTAATGCTTGCATATACTCCTGCATTGGAGTAGTAGGAGTTGCAGTTTGAGCGGGGTTTTGTGGAGCGGCAACGGGTAATGCAGAAGACTGCTGAGCTTGCATAGGAACAGGCGCAGGCGCTGGCGCAGGCATCGAAACAGGTGCCGGATTTTGAGCAAGCGGAGTCGATCGAGTGATTGTACCTCTTTGAGCAACAGGCGTCAAGTCAGTGGGAGTGTCTGAACCTGCTTGGACATTAGTTACGTAACCTCCCCATCCTTTATCAAGATCTACAGCAGGTACCACGGGCAACGCTAAATTTTGAGTATTGTCTTGTGCCATGATATTTAAGGGTTTGGAATAGTGTTAGATGTGTTAGAAGGATTTACAATATTATTTATTGTATTTGCTGCATTTGCAGTGGTATTTACAACGCCTGCAATGGTTGCTGCTGTTCCAAGCGCAGTAGACAGCGGAGAAGCGCTGTAAGCACCAGGAATAGGACCTGTGTAAGTCTGAGACGTCGCTGTTGGAATCGTTTGACCTTGAAGCAGTGATGCGTATTGTTGTAGGGCGGTTATTGGATAATTTACTGCAGCTTGATTGAGGGCTTGCTCTTGAGCGCCCAATGAGGCTTCAGCGTTAACTCCTGCTAATCCTGCTGTTTGAGCTTGTTGAGCTTGCGATGCTTGCAGTTGACTTGCAGCAAGTTGATTTGCTTGTTCAGTGTTTGTTAATGAGCCTAGAGTTTGTCCTGCAGCTAATTGGTTAGCAGCTTGTCCTTGAGCAGCTGAAAGAGCTTGCCCGTATCCTGTTTGTTCAGCAGCAGCTTGTTGAGCTAGAGCTGCAGTATCAGCATTAGATATCCCCAAGGCTAGGGCTTGAGCTCCACGTTGCGATCCAAATTGCCCTGAGCCTACAGCTCCAGAGGTTATTTGAGGAGACAAATTTTGAGCTATGTTTTGTTGGTTTAATTGGCCGATCTGATCAACAACATTTTTTGTGTAAGGACTCATAAACGAGCTAATTTGAGGAGCCACGTTAGTCGCTGATGATAAATTAGCTGTAGCTGCTGTAACTGGGTTTAAGCCCAAAGCGCCTGTAGCTGTTTGCCCCGCCGTCGTTAATCCTGGTTGATACGCGTTTGCTGCATTTTGTACTCCTCCAAAAGCAGCCGTTTGATTTGCTGTATTAGCAACAGATGACATCCCGCTTAAATCTACGTTACCTTGATTAACGATGTTGCTCAAATAATTTTGATAGAATTGTGGTAGCGTTGTCGCTTGTTGTTGCGTTGTTGTGATATTAGGCAACGCGCCACCTTGAGTCAAGGAAGCGCTTCCAGGACTACCCGCAGTCGCTAACGTAGCTGGGGCAGGACTGTAGGCTGCTCCTGTCAAAGGCGACGTGTTAAATGTAGACGCTGGGTTTGTTACAGCAGTTGTTGTCATGATTTGCCTCTTAGATATTCAAGCGGACTTTTCGCTTTGGGTGGTATTTTGTCAATCGGGGCGCTACGTTTATGTTTTCGAATAGCTTCACGCATTTTATCTAAAACAGAAGCTCCTGCTTTGTTAGACCCGTCGCCTAATGCAGAAACTGTGTCAGCATCAAAAACGTATTCGCCATCGGCTAGCATAGCAGGTATATCATCGCTTTGTCCAGTGCCTGGACCTTGAACGTGTTTTCCTAGACCGCCTGTTCTAAATAGGGGTAGTCCATTATAGTTTGGATGGCTTTTGTCGGATTTTAATCTTTCTTTTATGATAGCGACGTACTCAGGTTCCAATTTATTTATATGTTCTTCTACTTTGCCGCCTTTAGCATACCCTTGTGTAACACCGCCTAACTCTCCTGCGTATTCACGCGCTAATATGTTATCTATAAGACTACCAGAACCCGTACTAGCAGGAGCGGTATTATTTAGCAATCCTGCTAGAGGGTCGGTAAATCCTGGAAATTTTGAAGAACCTAGTACGACCGCTCCACTTGTAAGCGGTGAATTCCAAGGACCTGAGCTAGAGCCTCCAGTTGTACCACCTGAAGGTACGCTATTGGATGGAGTACCTGAGCTTGAATTTAATAATGAAGAAGCTACCTTTGCAGCTGCTGCCGCATCAGATAGAGATACGGTTGAAGGAGTGCTTGTGATAGGAACGCCATTAGCGTCCATTGGAGCTCCTAATTTATTTGCCTCAGGCGTGTAATTAGGGGCTGGTGTTCCATTTGAATACGTAGGAGAACCTAACAACGGAGCAGCTGCAGTTGACGGTATTATAGGAACGCCCGTACCTGCTAAACCGCTACCTAAAGGCGTTTCAGGAGTGATATTAAGATCTCCTGGTAACGCCGTGTTCATAAAAGACGACGTGTTTACGGAAGGTATACCTGCATCAGTCAAAGCATTTGAAGAAGGCAACGCTCCAATATTCCCCGTGCTTGGATAAACATTTTCACCAGCATTTAATGCTGGATTATCCATGCCCGATATCGGCGTTTCAGTTGATGATGTGCTTGGCGTTGTTGGCGCAGCACCGCCTGTACCTGTGCCTGGGTCTACGGGTTCTCCGTTGTTAACTAAGTTTTGCAGCGTAGTTGCTATTGTAGAGTTAGGATTAAAACCCGCATACGACACAGCTGCATTAAGTAGCGCCGCACCATATTGTCCTTTGTTTGCCGCATTGGCAGCGTTATAAGCAGCGATATAAGGAACTAAAGCGGGAAACGCGATCGCCAACGCAGGTTCACCTGCCGTCATTAGAGCGCCTGTTCCACCTGCAAACCCGCCTGCCCCTGCGTTTAAACCCGTATTAAATACGTTATTCGCTGTTACTGGAGACAGCATTCCATTTCCGCTAGAAGCCGTTCCTGCTACTGCTTGAAGCATCGCACCGCCAGAAGTCGGTATATTGATCGCTGTTTGCCCGTCTGGTGTAGAAGTTACAGTATAATTTCCACCGATTTGTTGTCCAGTGCTTGTATCAACTAAATAACTAGTACCTGTGTCAGCGTTGTAGTTAAGTTGCGCCGTTCCATTTTGTAACGCAGTCGCTAATGCTGGATTTTCTTGCTGCGCTTGGCTTATTAAATTTGACGAAGCTTGCCCGTAGCTAGTGCCTGCGGTTCCTGGATTAGACGTTAAAAAAGGGCTGTATTGCGTTGGCGTAGATGTAGTAGTTGTTGGCAATGCCCCTGATGAATCGCTAGGGCTAGAGGCCGTATTTGCTTCATTTTGAACAATTTGAGCCAAAGGATTATTGGCAGGAGGTGCAGAAGCGGCAAGGGCAGCATTAACAGCCGCAGGATCAGCATTAAATTGTTGTTCGGCTAGAGCAACATTTGCACCTGGGTTTTGAGCAAAATAATCTGTAATTTGTTGAGGTGTGTAGGTAGTATATGTAGGGGTAGACGCTGCTTGAACCTGCGCCACAGGCGTAGGAGGAACTGGAGGCGCAGGCGGTGCTGGTGGAGCTGGGGGTTCTGGTGGTCCGTATGCCATAATTTAAATCTTGTTTGGTTTACCTAAACTCATACAACCTGTTAATACAACAGCCCATTCTTGCCAAGTTTTAAAGCCACGAGGATCTGGAACTCCAGAGTTCATAAAATAACCGATTCCCGACACAGCGCTTGCCCAAGTCTCCCATTCGTTTTCAGGCAAAGTTCCTAGCTGATTTGCAGCAAACAACTCTGCCATATGCGCGCACCATCGATCCCAAGTGATGTCTCTAGGATCATATACTATCATGGGTTTCCAGTCCCGCGGACATCGCCTGTGGTCATAGACAACAAGTTTTTGCCCATCTGGTAGTTACCGTTATAGACATTTGACTCAAAACGAAGTCTCATCTCACGACGTTGCTCACGCATATCAATTTTTAAAGTTCCTGGGGTGAAATTATAAGGGCTAGACGGCTGGTCAACGTCATCAGCATATCCCTTACCTGTTACAATCACGTCCATATCACCTACTTGAACAAAATCAGTTTCTATACGCTCTAATCTTGTCCACAAATTGTCTCCTGGCTGCTGTGTAGAACCTACCAGACCGCCCATTGTACCTAACGATGGTGTCTCAAAAGCCGAATATATCGCGTCTACATTAGTCAAATATACTTGATCATAGCCTGCTTCGTGCTGCCAAATGGTGTAGAATTGACTCAGCGTGGCTGTTAGGGTTAAACCTGTGCCAGATGAAGGAGAAAGAGCTGTAGTTGATAACGTACCTGTAAACGAGGATGAATAAGAACCGCCATTGATTATAGACAACCCTGTCACAACTCCGCCAGATACGCTGGTCACTAGTAAGAGCGCTGGGCTTCCTCCTGTACCATTTACAGTTACTCTATCATTTACAGCGTAGCTTGTTCCACCGCTAACGATCGTTGTTGCTGTGACTTCATATCCAGTCGCATTATTGCTAGCCCAAACAGGGAATCTAAAGATCTCAGAAAATGCACCAGCTGAGCGTTGAGCTCCAGGAGCAAAACCTGCATCATACCATATTTTTTCACGAACATTGTATATAATCGCGTTGTTACATTCAGTAGATGATCCAGAAGGATAGAACCACCAAATTTCACCCCAACGAGGAATTTTTGTACACCAGACTTTTTGTCGCTGATCGTAGTTAAGATTATCAAAAAAGTAATTTTGATTTGTGTCGTTTGGTATTTCTTGAACGACGCCGTTATACATTAGAAAACGATCAACCCCTACCCAGTAATACAATCCATCATATTCAATGACGCTACTAGACGATAAGATTGAAGTTTGGCTGCTAATTAAATCATAAGACCAATAAAAGGTCTGTCCACCAGCTGTAGTCGGCGCATAGCTAACGCGGATCAGCGCGTCTGAAGCCCAAAATAAACCACTCGGAGAGGTTGTGCCCCCGCGAATTGGAAGCCCTTTAACTATCTTACCCGTGGCTACGTTATTTGCGTTAGAGTCAGCTGAAACCCAATTAGTAAAATCACCAGCTGAGCAATTTTGAATTAAACCATTATTACCGTATACAAACAAATACGGATGGATCATAACGCATCCACCAGAAACAGCGATGTTATTATCAAATGTAACTGATGTAGCTCCACTGCCAGTTGTTGCAAGGGTTAATGTGACAGAAGTTCCGCTGACAGAAGCTACCTTTGTTCCAGCAGCGATGTAGGTTCCTGTTACAGTCTGCCCTGCGCCTATCCTTACATCGTTAGCTGCTAGAGTCAACGTTATTGAAGTAGAAGAAGTTGCAGATACTGTAAAGATACCTACTTTAGACATCGTTAGACTACCAAACGTGCCTGGGAATTGACCGTATAAAACAGGCGTATTTACAGTTGAGTCAATAGCTGATAAATTTTGTCCAGGATGAGCAACTAAATTATTGTTCGCATTTCCTGTTGAATCGTAGCCGATGTCAAACTGCCAGAGGTTATTTGCGTTTGCTGTAAAGTTGCTCAAACTGTACTGCGTTGGACCAAAACCCGTATTACTATTATTACCCTGCTGCCATTGTTCTAGACCGCTAGAATATCCGGAAACGATATAATTCAGTCCGTTATTGGAGGTCATTTGGATACCGCGTGATATCCCCGATGCGTTTAAAAACATCGCATTGTAACCGCCTACCTTACGGGGGCGTCCGCGCTGAAACCGCACCCAAACTCCGTCTACATAACGAGCCGTGTCAAACTGCGTGCCATCTCTCTGCACTCCTGGAGTAGGGGCGAGTGATACTACTTTTGCGGTCAAAATGTTCCTCCACTAATTCCTACAGGAACTAAGAGTCCAGTAGAGGTAAAAGTCGCCGCATTAGACCCGCCTAGCGATATGCCGACTTGGTTGCTTGTTGGATGATAAATACCTGTAGTTAAATCACCTGTGTAATTGATACTAGGGGATGCTGCAGATCCAGAGGATAAAGTAAGACTTGTAACGCTACTCAGCGCTCCACTGTTTGCGTTAATTACGTTTGAACCGTCACAAATCGCGATAAGCGACTGCCCTTGCGGTATCGCTAAAGTTGAAAAACCTCCACCTGAGGTTTTTATCGTTAGTGTGTATGAGCCTGAGGTGTTATTTGTAAATGAATATAGCTGAACTGTAGACGGGACAACGATAATTTGATTTGACGTCAAAGTACCGTTATACTGTTGAATCGTATTAGCAGCCTGCGCTGAAGTAAGAGTTGTCGTGCCTCCTGTTACAGTCAAAGCAAGTTGAGTGTAAGCAAATGAGTTTGAGCGACCGTAGCCGTACGTATTCCAGCCAGTCCCATTAGAAACTATGACTAAAGATTCAGTAAGCTGAAGTTGTTGACTTGCGTTACCATTGATCGTGTCAGTGCCAACAGGGGTTATCGTTACAATACCTGAGCCATTATTACCGATTATACAGAACCACCCATTACCGACTGCTGAAGCTGAAGGTAAGGTTAGCGTTCCAACTCCTGTATTCCAGTTTAAAAACTGCGCTTGAGAAGTTGCTGTGATCTGGTAGTTTGAGTAAATTGTAGTGACTGGATTGTTTTCATTTAAAGTCAATCCTGAAGCTGATAAGCCGTAACCTGCTAAAGCAGAAGCGTTTGCCGAGGATGTACCTGCGCCTAATAAAACTGTAGCCCAAGTGCCCGCAGTGGTTGTGTTATCAGTCAACCAAATAAACTGCGCAGCTCCTGAGGCTATGTTTATGATTGTAGGTCCAGGACTGGTTGTACCTGAATTAGCTGATACAGTAAATGTGTAAGAGTTAGAGCTTATGTTTCTAATGAGGATCGTTTGTCCTGTAGAAACTTGCTGTGCTGGAGGTAGAATCAGGTAAAAGCCGTTTGCTGTAGCTGCAACGTCAATAATACTACTTACTGGAGTGTTTGTATTGCCGTTGATTGGCCACTGCAGTATCAAATTACCGCTCAGCGTTATGGATTCGTAGCTAACTGATGACGGGGAAATCGTCTGTCCAGTAAAAGGGCTGGTGTAGGTCGTCATACTTAAGAATCCTGTGCAACTGTTTGACGATCAACCAATCTAAGCTGATCTTCGGTTTTCAATGCTGCCATGGCTTCTTGAAAAAGCTGCTCCCAGACTTGAAGCCTAGTATCATCTTTTAAGAAGGTAGCCGTTTGTTTTAATACACCAAATAGCATAGCGTTCGGTGCGTTTTGCGTCAACCAGTTTGTTTGATTATCTGAAGCCAGCGGTTGCAGACGAGTATAGCAAAGCGCCTCAAACGAGTAGGCTTGATCTGGAGTTGGAGCAAAAAACCAATGATCGTAATCGTAATCGGCGTAATAGAGAGGTTGAGCTGTTGAAGAAACATTAGGCCAATAGTTATTAAGATACTCTAATTTACGTAAATAAACAGGCTGTTTTTGTCCTGAAGCGGTGACTAAAGTCATAGACACAGTTTTACGCCATCTAGCTGGTTTTGCTATAACAGCGTTTCCTACATTCATCGTCGAGTCAATAACCTCTAGCTGACCTAGAGTCTTGATCACTTCAGCGATTTCAAACTCAGCTAGGGTGATAGCCGTAGGAATATAGGCAACGACTGCCGGATCTGAACGCTCAAGGTACTGTAGCACTAGAGCGGTTAGACTGTCATAAGTAAATACATAAGACGGCGTTGTCATTGGATATGCCTCAAAGGGTTGCTAAATTATAGCTCTTTACGCGTACACTCTAGTCCCCGCTTTATCAATTATCAAAGATTGACGTCTAGGCTTATCCTCAGGATGATTAGGAACGCTGATATGCGTCCAACGATCAAACTCACGAATGACTTGATCAAACGGTAAATCACTAGCGATGATAGCTTTTACAACCTGATCGGGAGTCATAGATGGAACTCTAAGGTCTGCAGCGCACCCTATTCGGTGTTGACTAGAGTCTTTGCTGCCGACCGCGTCATTTACGGCTTTTGACCGAAACGCGCTGTTAACCATGATCGGCTTGTCTCCCAAGAGCGTTTTGACAAGCTCCAGAAATTCTGCAAGCCTGTAAAGATTTTTGGTTTCAGATTCGTTAGGTTCATTTGATAGCTCCCTGTGGTCAGTATATGTAAGTTCTTCAAGTGTAAAGTGAGGGGTGAGTTGAGTAGTCATTTTGTTGGTGTCGAGTTATGAATCATCGTGTCTTTAGCTTGTGAGCCACTAGATGAGCCAAAGTAAAACGAAAGAACTAGCATTAAAGCGCCATCCAAAGTACCTAGCACACGGGCAATGAGCTCACGCATAGATGGGTCAATGACGTGAGTCAATAAAAAATACTGCACTGCTGACCATGCCACCACAATCATGATAGATAGGGTAGGGGGTACAAAGCTACCTGTGCTGATCTGCATCTGACGTGCGCTTGATCGGTCGGCTACGGCCAACTTCTCAAAGTCCAAGCCCATTTCTTGCGCTCTTGCTTTCAAGGCAATCTCAGCAGTCTGGATCGAGGCAATCTGCTCGGCAGTCATCTTACCAGAGTTGATTGTGTTTTGCACTTCACTAGGGTCAATCCCTAGAGACTTGGAGACAGCCTCCACAGCCATGCCAGCAAGTGGACCGCCCAAGCATGAGGCTATGGTAGGTGCTAGTGTTTTAAGCCAGTCCATTTACTGTCCTTTCGACTTTTGATAATCTAAGTGTATGCCATACATAAGCGAGCCAAAGACCAAGAGCCACGCGATGATTCCTGCACAGATTGCACCCCTGAGTTCCCATTTTGCAATGAATTGACGCCTTTTTCTATCAGCGTCTTCACGAGCTTTTTTTGTTCACGCTCGACTTTTTCTCGCTCTTTACGCACAATCTCACGCATTTCCGTGAATTTTGACCAAAGACCTGGCATACCGATCTGATAAATAATCATCTCACGAAGCTCAGTCTCCATGCGTTGAATCTGCTCTTGGCGCAAAATTCTGTTCATTGCCTCTTCATTGATGCTGATATTTTTGGGCAGTGGGTTCTTCTTGGCTTCTTTTTCAGCTTCTTTATACGACTCTTGATGCGTGAAAAACGCACCGAGATGGCTGCCAATATCGTTGACAATATCACCAACCTCTTTGCCGTCTTTCTTAAAATCTTGGTATAGATCAATGCACTCACGAATCCCTGCGTGAGCCGCTTTACACGCCGCAAAGATGGTGATTGGATCCATCAGATTCCAAAGAACTTGTGAAAGAACTGCGCCGCAACCCCAGGCCCAAACATGACCATTGCCATCACAGCATAGATCAAATACTCGATCTTGGTCATGCGCCTTTCGCCACTTTTCAACGATTGCTCAATGTTGCGGTAACGCTCATCACAG